CCCTTTGCAGAACTAGCAGTGGCTGGTGTAATCCCGGGCCTTTGTGGGGTCATCAGCTTTGCGTGGGGCCATACCTACATGCAATCATGCTAAGCCCTCTAAGAGTGGTCAGACATACCTTTTGTTTGACTTGTCTACCATGCTTGCCGTTATTTTGCGGTTCGGCACCTGCGGATTCATTTTGTTGATTGCGGGATTAACCGTCCATGAAACGCTTGTTTCCGTAACAGTTGCCCCCTCAATGCTGCCGATATAGCGGCTGATCAGCTGTGCGCTTGATGTATCAAATGAATCGCTGCCCGCATCTTGCACATACAAACTCGCAATTACCAAATTATCAGCAGCCAAAGCAGTGTCGGTAATGTCAACGATCTCCACTGTTGCAGCCAGCTCGACTGTTAAATCGTTGATTGAAGAAGCTGGAGTGGAGCCAAAGCCATCTACATCAAACGCCAAGTATTTGTATTCGCCTTGGGCATTGCTATCAGCTGACCCAAGAACCTGATTGCTTTGGTAAAAGTTTTGCCATTGATATGTCGGATTCCTAAGGCCACCGCTCAAAACACTGGAGCGGTCGGAATAATACTCAAGGAAACAAAGAACGTCGTAATTGGCCATCAGCTCAGCCCCATGCTTGCGCGGGTTGCTTGATCACGGCGCAGGATGTCCAGAGTCTGCAAAACACCTGCCTCAACAGCAGCCCCAAGATCAGCAGTGGTTACATAGTTTTGGCCTCCCATTTGCGTCACAGGCCCCGTCTGGATGCTCACGCTGGCGCTGGCAGGGACTGCCATGCCGCCATCCGCAAATCCTGGGACAGCACTGATTCCACGCTTGCCGCTCAGGAAGTTGGCAGCGAAACCAGCTGCCTTGCTTTCCGGAATGATGTATTCAGGCTCGCCACCCTCACCGATAAGCCCAAGGGTTGGGCCTTTGACAACACCACCCTTAGCAAAAGGAGTAAACGAACCAAGGTTGTAACCGCCCTTGGCTTGACTAACAGTGCCACCACCGCCACCACCGCCACCGCCACGGCCTCTGCTAGCCCTTGCACGGTTCAGCGCAGCTTGCGCAGTAGCTGCACGCTGAATAGCTGCGGCAGCCGCGTCTGCATTAGTAGCAACACGAATGAAGTTGCCCGCTGCAGTTGAAGCGTTTGTGGCAACCTTGCCCGTATTCGTGCTGAGAGTGTTTGCGTTTGTCGAGCTTTGGCTGATCTTCCCTATCAAAGTGTTTGCCTTTTCGTTGCTCAAGCCAATCTCATCACTTACCAGTTTTTGCTTGAGCTTTTGCTGCGCCGTCTGCTCTTTTGCTTGCAGCTGTGCCTCGGCCGCCGTTTTCTGGAACTCACCGATTTGCTTCTGGGCCGCAATTTGCCCATCAATCAGCTGAACATTCTGCCGTTGAACATCTACCGCTTGCTGAGTTTTGGCCAAGATCTTGTCAATCTGGGCCTGATTAGCCTCATTTGCTTCCGCTTCAGCTGCAGCCAATTCACCCTTGGCCCTGATCATCTCCCCTTCAAGGACCGCAGCCTGCCTACGGAATTCAAGGCGTGTTTTCTCAGCTTCAATGCTGTTTATCGTTTGCTGGTAAGCAAGTCGTGCGCCTTGTACTTCGTTCTGGTATATCTTCTGAGCTATCCCTAAGCGTTCTTTGGCTGATCCGGCATTTTCATACGCAATCTGAAGCGCGTTGTGTTGCATCTCATTGATCGCTGTTTCCGCTTGCAGTCGTGCATCAGTAACCCGCAACGCGTTTTCAAATGCTGCTTCTTGCGCTTTGATTTGCTGCTGCTCAGACTGAAGACTTTGGACAGCTAAACGGCTTCTTTCGATAAATTTTTGCTTTGCTTGGGCTGCCGCTTCAGTAGCAGCCTTCAGTTTCTCAGTTTCATTCTTTACCTGAGTGACAGGGTCTTTAGTCTCTTCGGCCTTGCCTTTCATTGCAAAGAACGCAGCGACGGCGCCACCTATTGCAGCAACTATGCCAACAGGGCCAGTAATGACGCCGACAACGGCTGCCAGACCTGCAGCAATTATCGGCAGCAATGGAGCAATCGCTGCAAATGCGCCAGCCACCGCAGTGAACCCAATGACGGCAGCCTGAACAGGTTCAGGCAATGACAAAAAGCTCTGGACTAACCCGGCGATGCCTTTCAGTATGGGATTCAGTACAGGCGTTAATTTTTTACCTATCGCAGTAGATAGATCCTTCATCGCTTTGCTGAATGCAGCCGCGCCATCCGCCTTAGGGAATCCCTGCTTCTCAATATCCTTAAGCGCTTTAATGATTACGTCTGTGGTGAGCTTGCCTTGGCTGCTTAGCTCTTTCAGCTCTCCAACAGTCACGCCCATCGATTTAGCCACGGCCTGACCGATCTTTGGCAGCCGCTCCATGATGCTTCTGAATTCATCGCCTTGCAGCTTGCCTGAACCCAGCGCCTGACTGAGCTGCAGCATGACACCTTCAGTGTCTGCCGTGCTTAGGCTCATTTGTTTTGCGGCTACATTGACTCCGTTGAACACGGTCTCAATATCGCCCATTGAAACGCCCATAGGCCGCAAACGGCCAAACAGATCTGACACTGCATTCGCAGCATCTGTTTGCCCCAGGGTGAACTTTTGAGCAGCTTCATTTGCGAAAGCCTGCAGGCGTGCAGTCTCACCAAACTGATCGCCTAAAAATTTCATCCGCTTTGCTGTGCGGTCAGCCTCAATTCCAGCCTGCGCGAATCCTTTTACAGCGGCTGCAGCACCAAGCGATCCTAAAACACCCTGAAGGCTTGTCGCTGAATTTTTGAGCTTGTCAAAACTACCAGATACTTTTGCAGTCGCACCTTTAAAGGCTTGATTTAGCTTCTGAGACGCATTGCGGATCTTATCAATAACAGGAGTGACTTTATCCTGTCCAGCAAATTCAAAAAGTATCTGGCCAGCCACAATAGCAACATCAGGCTCCGCTCAGTCTACCGCCGCTTTGCTTTGCGGCGCGTCTCCTGCTGTTCTTCCGCTTCCACTTCATATAGAAGACACCAAAGCTGGAGCTCTTCACGGGACATTTTGTTTGAGAGCTCAGATAGCGTGTAGCCCAATTCACGAGCCACACGCATCTGCACCCTTAAAGGCCAATCATCCTTGAAGAGCTTGCTCAGTTTTTTGCCTCATCCTCAGTGACATTGCCTTCGCCCGTCACCAAAGCGACCATTAGATTCTGCAGATCCTCATCGCGAACATCATTCTTGAGCTCTGCCAGCTCGCCAGCTTTAAACATGCGCTGACCATTCTCATCGGTGGCTTTGTTGACCAGCAATTGCAGAGCGTATTGATTCGCATCATCTGAATTGGCTTGCTTTTGAGCTCGCTCGCGCTCTGCCATCGTTAGTGGGGTTGACCAGAATTCAAACTCATCCCCATTACTCAGGACGACCACTCGTTTAACTGGCGTCAGGTTTGCAGCCTTTTTCAGGCGATCGAGCGCACGCAAAGATGATGCAGACATTCAGATTTAATATTCAACGAAATTCTAGACACAAAAAACCCCCAGCGCAAGCCGGGGGTATACCTGCTATTGGCGATCAAGTCTTGGCAAGATCGAAAGTAGGCACAGCAGATGGACGGAACGCAACCTCAATAGATTGTGCATCGTCTGGGTTGACGGAATAGCTGGCAGAAGTCAGCACAGCTTCCATGGTGATTGAGCGGCTAGCCGTGTCATCAACAGTGCCAGAAGACACAACACGGTCGATATACAGCTTGAACTGCACACCGGTCTGAATCCGCTGGATAACGTCTTCCACCAAGCGGGATGCAATGGTGGTGTCGTCATCAGTGGTGTAGATGG